GACTCAGATGAATCAATACATAAAGAAAACTTTATTAAATTTCTTTCTGACTCACGTGACTGGGCTTTTTCATATATTGAAAGTGTACAAAAAGGATTAACCAAGTTTGTTAATGATGTTGATGCAGATGTATCACACTTTGATGAGTATGGAGAGGCACTATCTATGTCAAGGCCAGACTATCCATCTATGAAAAATATTTCAAAAGCATATAAAGAATTAAAAACACTACTTCCAGAGGATGAAATAAAATAATGAAAGATATATTACTATCAACACTAACAGGTTTTGGATGTGGCGTAATATTTGCTGCATTCAAATTGCCAGTACCAGCACCACCAGTTTTTGCGGGAGTCGCAGGAATTGTAGGGCTATGGGCTGGATATGCTATACTAATTAAGGTTCTATCCTAGGAGGAAACATGAACACAGAACAACTAAAGGCACTACTTGCATCATACGGACGTTCAGTCCTTGCATCAGGCCTTGCACTATACATGGCAGGCGTAACAGATCCAAAGGATCTATGGACTGCCCTTGTTGCAGCNATTGCACCNGTTGCAATNAGAGCAATCAATCCTAACGACAAGGCTTTTGGTCTACTACCAGATGCTAAGGCCGTAGAGATGGCTNTGAAGGCTGCTAAGGCACCTGCAAAGAAGGCTGTCAAGAAGGCACCTGCTAAGAANGCAGCGCCAAAGAAGTAATATTTACTTACAGAATTGCCAGTCTAGAAATAGGCTGGCTTTTTTGTTTTATGAGTTAATAATGTTTATATATTTTTCTTTTAATGATTCTCTTGAAAAATGTTCAAACCCTAAATTAAATGCTTTTGTTTTCATTGCTTCTTTATTGCTAATAATATAGTTATCAATAAGGTTGGCAAGTGATTTAGGGCTTACTGACCAAACATCGACAGTTGCTTTAGCCTTAAAACTATCAATTCTTTCAGCCTCTAGTGTCCACTCATCTGGTAACACCGTTGTGTTTGGAGAAACTCTTGGCATAAAGACTGGTAGCCCACTCATCAATGCCTCATTCATTGGCAAACATAAACCAGCATACCTTCTAGGCAATACCATTGCATCGTAACCAGAGTATAAGTCTTGCTTGTTTGCAACGTTATCTGTTTCTATAATAATTCTTTCATCTGTTGATCTAATCTCTAAAGGTGTTTGTGTTTTAATAACTAATTTATAATCTTCCTTTGAGTATTCAAGCATCTTGATAACGGTTTCTGTTCCGTTACGATCCTTAACTGCTGCCTTGCCAGCAACATGTAGAATTCTTTTGTGGTCTTGTGCATTTATATTTCTTATATCTTTAAATAACTCTGCATCAGTTGGCGGCGGTAGATGAATAACTTCACATCTATGACCATATAGATTCTTAATATCATCTATATGCCAAGTACTTGGAGCCAATAGCACATCTGGTAATGACCAGTCTTTGTGTTGTAGGTTGCCTAAAAATTCGTAGTTATATTGAAGAATGGTTTTTATGCCAGCCATTCTAGCCATATCAATAAACTGTGGTGAGTAAAAGGTTTCACAACTAATAACAACGTCAAGGGTTTGTAAAAATCTTTTTATCTCACCACTTCTGGGAAACCCTCTATCTGTTGTAAGGCAGTCATATCCTGCATACCAGTCTGGATGCTGCCTGTTTTGATTGAAAAAACTTGAATCAATAAGCATAATCTTNTCAGGGTTTAACATNTTTACTAGTTCTCTGGTTTGATTACCTAAGCCAGTGTTATCAGATCTTGCTACAATTCCTAGCCTCATTCTTTATACCCCCAAGAATTATCATCTGTTGTAAATTTTTTATGACCATCACGACCATCTAAATGGTAAGATCTTTTAATGTTTCCTTCAGGATGATAAATCCACAACTTATGTTTATTCCATCCATCTTCGTTAAAAATATCATATGGCAAAATATCATCTTGAACCTTGCCATGAAAAGTATCTTCTATAAAAAAGAATTTGTCACATGATGGCAAAACGATGTCTCTATAATAACTCTTTGTTGTTAGGTGTGGACGTTGGCTCCACTGAGCAGTCTTTAAGAAACCATCTTCTAAATCAAACATTAGATGTTCATGAGGTGCTGGAATAAAGGCCTCAAAATGAAAACGAATCGTGTTTGCCTTCCCATACTCAATCATGTCTAAACATTTTTCCCAATCAATTGGATCAAGTGTAAGAGGAGCATCTCCTTCAATATAAAGAAGCAACGATGTTTTTATTTCTGAAATTGTTTGGCGCATCATTCCTGTTTGGTGCATATGACTTTCAAAAACTATTGGCAAAACATTCTTATATTCATGTAAACATTTCCACAGAATACGATTTTTATATTCATCATAGTCTGCCTTGCGGTGATTCTGTTCTATTCTTAATCCATCAATCTGCATAATTATCTCATTATCTGGAAAATGAAACCTAATAGACTTAATTGTTTCATCTATGATATCTGTATTTGGATGAGATGGTAAAACAGAAGTTACCACAACAATAGTTATATCTCTTTTATGCATTTATTTGCTCCATTATTTTAATGCCTAGATCTCTTTTATATTTAATCCACCAAGAAACAACTCTGTGCATATTGTTTGGATAGTTTTCTAATAACTCTGGCAGTAGTTCTTCAATATTATTCCAATTATCTACAGAAGCAACAGGGAATTCAGGACCNAACATTTTNATATAAAANTTTGTCTCTGTCATGCTTGGATCTAGTTTGTCTGCAATTGGAAGAGTTAAAAGTTCTATTGATTCAAAGAATCTAAATGTATCTATTACTGCTGCCCCAGATGGACACGGAGCAANCTTTGCACTTGANAGTTTNGCATANTANTCTTTTGGNTTATCTCCTAGAGAAAACCCTTTTGTTGGTCCATATAGTGAATTCTTTANCCTTGGCATAACTGAGGCCAACTCTTTTCTTCTTGCGTGTGTTATCTGTCCCCCAAAATATACATCATATTCTTTTTCTTTATATTCTGGAGCGTTATCCTTTAGGTGTTGTGGAACTCCAATTGGCATTTTGTTATACCCTTCATGCTTTTTATGAGGGTACTGGATCCATATTTCAATATTATTATGTCTAATTTTACTTACATCAAACCTAGCATTCTCATCTCCATTAATAAATAAAACAACTCTAGAAAGTTTATTTAATTCATTAGACAAGAGTTCTTCATTGCCAGCAGTTTGTGGTCCAGGGATTACAACAAAGGCTTTATCTGCTTTTGGAATCTCTGTAACCCTTGTTTGATCTACTCCATGCTTATCAAATATTTCTTTTAATAATCCATAATCCCATTTGTCATTTGCATAGTCTTGTCCATCATGAGAGTAAAGGTATGCGCTATATTGATTCATAATATAAATGTACCTCATGTTGATAATCTAAAATTATTTCAGTATAACCTAATCCNTTAATCCATTGTCTAAGATTATATAAAGATTCATTCCATTGCTGTAACATAAACTCAGGGTGTCCAGATAACCAAATCTTTGGTTTGTGCTCTATAAGCACCCTCTCAGCCCCTCCTAGGACCCTCCACTCACTGCCCTCTACGTCCAATGAAATGGCGGTAGGTGGCTTAATTCCGTGATCATATACACAAGAATCTATAGTAATCTGACCATAGGATTCTCCTTCAAGGTATAGTTCTTTAAATCCGTGGGCTGCTTCAATTACGTTGTTAACTTCTGGTGGCCATTCATTATAATATATTCTTGAAAGATTGTTTATCTTATCAGATGCAAATCCAGGAATACAAACTATTGGAAGATCTAAATTGTTTGCACTCCAAAGCAATGGAAAGTGTGACCAGACTTTAGGGTTTGGTTCAAATACAACTACTTCCGCACCCCACATTTGACATAGTGCAGCAAACTCGCCTTCTTCTGCACCAACATAGTACATAACATCTCCAGAAGAAATATTTTCAGACATGTGTCTTAGTCTTGGTTTTTCCCAACCTTTAGGTTCGTACCATTCAGGGCGAGCAGCACGATGATCTGGCAAAGTAATCTCAAACTCACCATTAACTATTACTTTTTTCATCTCTGTCATTTCTGCAACCAGTCTATTAATGATACTTTTGGTGTCCATCCAGTTAAACCTTTAAACTTTTCATTAGACGCAAGAGTTTCTTGCACCTCACCAATTCTTGACGGGATAAACTTAACATCATTTGAAATCATATTAGCAATATCAATTATAGAATAGTTACTTCCATA